CATAAGCTTTGTAGGAAGATTGATACTCTTGGTATTTTCTCTAGTATCAAACAAAGGAGCACCAAAGATAGATACTTCAGTACCTTCATTTTGTACATAGAGAGGATTTCCACTATCATCTTTCATCTGATTTCCCTGGGCATCATAAGCTAATGTATAGCTTTTTGTTGAACTTAAATTAGTACTTTCCTTCCTTGAATAAACCTTATTGCCATCCTTGTCAGTCTTATCACTAACCTCAGTATAGGTATAGGTTGTTGCACTTGTGGTAGCTACAGTAGTAAGCATGGAGAAATCCACCTGTCTCTTAATACTACCATCAAAGCCTTCCTGAACATTATTTCCCCTACTCTTAGGATTAAAGTAGTTTTTCAAAATTTCATCCTGTCCCTTTGTAAGGAAGACACTCTTCTCATAAGCATTTAAGCCTGGTGCTTGGTTTGAGGTTATATTGTTATATAACACATCAAACATATTATCCATCTCTTCTATTGACATACCTTATTATATTTTAAAAAGGAGTGGGAAGGGCTTTCACCTCCTCCCCTATACTCCAATATGATTAATTGCAAATATTATTTTTCTTTAAGTTGTGCCTCAAGAAGAAACTTGAGTTCTTGATGCTTAATAGAACCAATGTACTTAGCTGCATTGTTCAAAGTACTTTCCTCATTCATCTCACAAAGTGGAGAACCATCCTTGCGTAAGTAATAGGTATTATTCTTCATACCAATCAATCCTGCCTCCACAGCCTTCTTGATAAGTATCTTCATAGGAAGGTATTCATCCTTGATTACTGAATAGAACTTACGAGGGTCTGCCTGAATATACTGATTAATCTTGCCTTGCAAGTAATCAAGCTTGACATCTGGACTGATAGGTCTCTTTTCAAGAAGCTCAATAATTGTCTTGAGCATATCCTTGTTATCCCTGATAGCACCATATTCAGTGTAGCATTCCATGGTAATATCCATCTTACTGAGATTACTCTTAGTCTCATCTCCTTCAGAGATGATAACAAACTGATAAGTAGCCTTTGGTCTCTCCTCAAGCTCTTCCATGGATGGTGCAATATAATCCTTGTTAGCAAGCAAAATCTTATACTGGATATATTGCTCTGGAATACTAAGGTCAAGATAGTTATCCTGCTTATGCAGTGTTACTCTACCAATACCATTAGGATTACTATCATCCCAGAAGTTATTTACCTGATTATGGATACTAAGAGCATTGATTTCCAATCCCATTGCTTGCTCCAAGAAATCCTTTTCTGCATTAGTAAGCACATTTTTGTACACTCCAGTCCTGTTAAGTCTAGGAACTACAAAACTTCTTGTTGCATTCTCTGCCATACCTCCATTAAGGATATGACCTTTTCTTTGAACCATTGCTGATGGACTAGGTACAAACCTTACAATAACACGTTCATTTCTCAAGCAATTTACTGGTTCACTACTATATTGCTTAGGAGATACTGCTTTTTCCACTACCTTAGGTTCTGTCTTTGGTGTTGAAATCTCCTGCTTAGTTTCTTCCTGTGATGTCACATCAATATTAATGCTTTCCATCAACTCTGGATTATCTTCTTTCTTTGGTCTTGCCATTCTTAACTTCTCCTTATTTATTATATCTTCTACTCCTATAACCTTTAAAGAAAGCAGGAGAAGGAATTATAATCCCCCCTCACTGCCTACTATCATTTTTAGCCTGCCAAGATTGCAGGAATCAAACTCATTGTCCTTGTAGGGTCAAGTACACATACACCAGTGGTTGTCATCTTGTGAATGGTTGCTGAGTCCTCATCATGTGACATATTTGGATTACCCATCTGACCTGTAAATGGATTACGCATACCCCATTCATAAGAGGTCATATCACCTTCCATACCTTTGACAGCACACTTGAAGATGTTAGGCTGATCCATTGTACCAATGTCAAAGATGTCATACCTATAAGAGAATGCAGGGCCACCATTAGGATGCATAATCTTATTTCTTACCATATCATCGTAATATGGATCCACATCTACCTTAACCTTGACACCATTAGGAGCTTGGAACTCAACAAACTGGAAGCCAGCTGAGAGCGCATTTTCATGCAAAGGAGAGTTTGTCTTCTTTACCATGCCAATAGCATCACCATTAATCTGGAATGCAGTCCAACCACTTACAGTATCAAGTACTGCCTTATGGAACTGAATAGCACCTCTTTCACCAGTTTTAATAATGAATGTTCTGTCATTCATGTCAAGCTTTGCAGCAGACAATTCATAAAGTGCATCCTCTATGAGCTTCAGTGAGAATTTGTTGTAGAACATAGTGTTGGATACCTCCATCTGTTGATAGAGTCCTGCACCAAGTCTAATGGCTTCACCAGACTTTCCAATGTTAAGATACTCACCATTATTATTTCTGTTAGAGCGACCAAAAGCAAGAACATTGTTCTTGTACTCACTCCACTGCTGCTCTAACTGCCACTGAACCTCATGCATCCACATGTTTACAGTATCCTTGACATAGCGACCATTAGTTTCCCTAGTTACAGGAATACCAAAGGCAACCTTTTTACCAAGCATTGAACCAGGGACCTTATGCTGAATCCTAATTGTAGAGAACTCATTTCTCATGGCAATAGGACTTGCAAATCGTACATCTCCAACTTTTCTACTGAGGTCACGCTCTACTGGAGCATACTCTACAGAGAAACGCTTGCCTGCAAGCAATTCCTCAGCAGGAATTCCAGCAGTAACTGCTCCCATCAATTCTACTTTGTACCAAATTTGTTATCCTAGGAACTCTTTATTCCCTAGTTCTAACACTTTACCATTGTGTTAGTTCGGAGTACATTTTAACCCTCATACATACTTAAAGTATAGTAGGGTCTGGACACTCTTGGAATTATTATATTCTATATTAAGGTTTTACGACCTCTTTGGATTTCAATTCCATTTTCCTTAAGAGTTTTTGATATGTATCTTTTGTTGGTATGAAACATCTTTGTCAAATCTTGAATATTATACCCTTCTTTATACTTATCACAAATCTCCTTAGCTTTTATGACCGCATTGCTCTTTCTAGGATTATATGAGTTTAATATCAGAGTATTGTCATTAGCTCTCTTTATTATATTATAAACAGAGCATTTACTGATATGATATTTCTCAGCAACATCCTTCACAGTAGGTTTATTCTTCCTGATATACTCTTTTACAGCCTCTATGTCTACAATTTTATCTAAGGTATCTTTTCTTTCCAAGTTATGTCTTTTAGCATAGTTTAGAACTGTGGTTTTATCCACATTAAACATCTTAGCTAATTTTATAGAACCATAGCCTTCTTCATATAATTTTACAAGTTTGTTTTCTTCTTCAATGGAAAGTTTCTGTGAGTGACCACAAAACTGACCTCCTTTTGTCAAATTGTAACCCTTTGTATAAGCATTGTAATATGCTATCCAAAATATTTCTCTTTCATTAAGAAGTTCTTGATTACAATTTGATAGTTCTTCTAGCAATACTATCTTAAAATGGTCTCTACCATATTTATGAATAGCTTTCTTGATAGCCATTGTATGATTTACATCATCAGAATAACTACAATGCTTCTGGAACCTTTGAACTAAAGTTCTTATAGTTTGACCTACATAAACTTTATCATTGATGTCATTGACAATCTTGTAAATTCTTCCTATCATAGTTTTCAAATTCTACTCTCTACACTACCTAAAGTCCTTTAATTCCTTAGGTTAGCTCGGTATTACCATTTGTAGTAAACTACATTATTGGATGGTTTCACCGATTTTGCCCAATTTTCAAAGTTGATTACTCAACTAAGCCGCATACAAATCTACGGTGTTTGTACCCTCATTCCTACCATTGGCAAGAACCCTAATAGGATAAATTTCATTACGCTCACCAGTAATTACTTCACCATCTGCAAACCAATCCTCAGCGAATACCAAATAAAAAGGTTCACCATTTACACCTACATTAGTACTTGCAGAAGTAACAATCTTACCATCAGTATCACGAGCCTCTACAAGAGGAATGTTCCTCATGGCACTACCAATAATATCCCATGTGTACTCATCATCCGAGTCAAAAGTTTTAACAGGAAATTGTGAAAGGAAAGTATCAAGGGTCTTACCCCTATACCATGCAAGAAGCTGAACCATCAATGATGTAGCCTTTTGAGGCTGCATCTGAAAGATACTGCCAAGATGATTACTCTTAGTTAAACCCTTCCAATGACTAAAGGTCTGCTTCTGAAATCTACTTAATTTTCCAGCCATTTTATAAAATAGTTAAACATTAATTTATCTTTTACTTATACTTTAGGTCTTAAAGGTCAAGTTTCAAATTTCCATTGATAAATGAGTTAGGATCATCCTTTTGGCTAGTTACCATATTTAGGCTACCGTCACTGTTTCTCCTAGTATTATTCAAGGTTTTCTCCAAATCCCTAAGACCTTTCTTCATCTCTTTCTTTACCTTACCTTTGGCAAAGGAGTCAAAATCCTTAAAGCCATTGGTCATTACATACATGAGACCTGTATACTTGAGGAAATCTGCTCCATGCTCCTTCTCATACTTTTGGATAGCAGTCATATACTGACCAGTATCTGGGTCTTTGTAAATAGGTTTGGAAATTGTTTCAAATGCCTTCTTACGAATATCCTTGCCAATCTCCATGTCACCAAGCAACTGCTTGTCTTTCATGAGGGAAGTTTCCAACTGTTTTGCTCTCTTGTCTCTGTTTGCTTTCTCCTCATCAGCTTCCTCCTGTGCCTCCTGCAACAACTTGTTATAAGCATTGCTAAAGAACTCCTTGTTACTCTGCAAAGCATCCTTAGCATCTTCAACATCAGTACCGTTATCTACACTTCTGTCTGTAAGCTTTTTGGCTTTCTCCTGTGACATACCCTTGTTAAGAAAGTCTTGATAGATAAGGTTATATCTCAATCTCTCACCTTTCTCACTTTCCTCAGCAATGGCTGCATCAGTGATAGTATTGATTTGGTTAAGCACACCTTCATACTTTCTGATGTCAGTAGGCTCCACTCCATTATCAAGAGCCTTTGAAATCCTCTGCTGTTTCTCATCAAGCCTTGCATTAATCTCTGCTTCAATTAAGTCACTAAAGGATTCTGCATCTACAGCTTTCTTTACAGTCTCATCATCAAGGTTAGGGAAGATACCATCTACTGCCAAGGCATTGGCAATGGAAGAGTAGAAGTTGTCATTTGGAGAAGTGCCATCTGAATCCTCATCAGCATCAGTATCTTCACCCTTACCTTCTTTATCATCACCACTACCTACGCTCTCTGGATTTTCCTCAAACAAAGTCTCAGGATTTACATCCTCAGTAGTTTTATCTTTTTCTTTCTTTTTCTCAGGAGGAGTATCCTTGTCTTCCTCCTCTGTCTCATTGTGCTCTTCTTGCACATCAGTATCTTTAGGTTCCATGAAGAGATTCTCAATCTCCTGCTCGCCCAAGATATTGTCAAAACTCAATTCTTCCATACTTTTTCTTCTCTTTAGTTCTACATTCTTCTTTTGCTGCAAAAGTATAGAAATATAAGTATATTATCTTTGTTCTTATTTATTACCTAAGAAATACTTAAAAAGATACTTAAAACAAGCACCTTTCTTAGTTTACTCATACCAACTTTTTACTGCTATACCATAGTTCTTCTTTCCTGGATAGTTCTTATCCCAATAATCATCTTTCTCCATGCC